TACCGGCACCGTTATGTCCTACAACAAGTGTAGTCTTGTGGCTAGTAAAGTCAACGTGCGTCCATGAGTTTCCGGTAGAGAGGAAGTTTTTCCACCGTAAAGATTTAAATGTAATCATGCTATTTCGAGCGTTTGCGCCTCAATCATAAGATCATGCATTTCTTTTTTAATGCGATCTTTGTCCAATTCAGTTTCTACATTATCGATATAGGAGTTCAACAGTGTACTCGTATCATCCAAAGAAATGTTTTCATCTTCTACATTGTTACCAACAAATTCAGAAAAGTTTTCTTGGATCTTGAGTTCATGTATTTTCCTATTCTGTATTCTATCAATAAATCGATCAAATGTAAATAGGTCTGACTTATTAATTACAACTATTTTTACAAATTTATTGTCTACTTGTACAGTGTCGTAATCAGTGTAATCAAATGAAGCATCGTCATAATAGATCCGATGGAACAGAGTATGAGGGTTATGGATAGCAGTAAGTTCTCGTGTTGTCGTATCCAAGACATGAAAGTATTTTTTGTCGTGTGCATCATTCCAATAAAACTCCATCTGTGAACCAAGGTAGTGGATATTACCCTTCGTTGATTTTGTGTGATAGTGACCAGACATTACCATCTCAAATCTATTGAAGATAGCCGGGTCCATACCGTGAGTGCTTTCGATACCTTTTGCAAGTTCAAAGCCGTTTAGTTCCAAGTGCCCACCAAGAATAGGTGCATCACACGTCTGAATGAAATTAACGTATTCTTTTTCATTCTCAGGATTAATCCAGGGAACCATAGCGATCTTGAGCTCGTTGTATTCAAGAACTGTAGGGTCATTAATGATATGAACCTCATTCATATAGTGACCGAGTAGTTCTTTCAACGAGTTTAAATCATTAGTGTTCTTGTAATACGTGTCATGGTTACCACAGATGATGTCCATAGTGATACCATACTTACGAAGCTTGTGTAAGAACATCTTACGATTACGGTGCAGAGCCTTAAAGTTAATGAACTTGCGGTTGTCGTAGTAGTCTCCAAGGTGGAGGATGTGCTTAATATCGTTTTCTAATAGGTACGGAAAGAATATTTCATTATAAAATTTATCTGCGTTATCAAGAAAGATTTCAGAAGAATTACGGATACCACAATGGGTATCATTCAAAATAGCTATTTTCATTCATCGTCCATAAATGTTTGTAGGTCAGAATCAACTTTCATTACACGCTTCTTACGGATCTTTTCCTCTTGTACGTACTGACGGAACTCTGTGTCGCGTTCCTTGACTTTATCAATACGATCCTTGAGCTGATCAACAAATAGCTGTACTGCATTGTTCGCAGCGGTGTCATCAAAGTCGCTGAGGATATACTGCTCGATACCAGACTGAGACAGGTACTTCAACTTGACGTCTTGTTGTTTCTTTTCTTTTGCGATACGACGTAGGAAAGCATACCACGAGATCTGTGTAAAGTAAGCAAAGGCGTTAGGATTACCAGAACGTGTGGCTGCTTCAATGTTATAGTTCTCAATCGCTTTTAGACAGTTCTCCACAGCGTCCATTACCATCTCTTCACGATAGGTGTAACGAATAAAGTTAGACTTGTGGGAAAGGCCCTCGGCGATCTTCAGAAAACACTGAGCAATATAGTCCGGAACAATTGGAAGTTGCTCTTCTTTTGCTTTTGCTTCTTGTACAGTCTTTACGTAATCAACAACTGCTTGTGAAAATTCTTTGTTGTTAACGTAATGAATGCTTTTTCTTTTTGCCATAATATATCCTCATTCAATAGTTTTATTCTATACTATAATCATATAAATGTAAACAGTAAAAATAATTTATTTTTATGCATTTTAGGGGTTTACAAACCGGAAAAACTGTATATAATTTAAAGGTATCCTTTATGGTGGATGGGGATACTAGTGTAACTTATTCTTTCCGGGGAATCGAATTACAGTGTTGCTTGGAGCATCTGAATCTAAGTACGAAGCTTCGTTTGCATCAAGCATATCTTTTATCTTTTTCATGTACTCGTTAAACTTCTTGTCGCTTTCTTCTTCTGGCTGCTCTGTTTCTAAATTGATCGCGTTGTAGTATTCTTTCACGACTTCTTTTACAGGTGTCCCTTCAATAATGATATGATCCGAGTTTAAAGTTTGGAATACGCCTTCCTCGAGTTGCATAACCATATATGGACGAAAAACATGATACCGCATACCGTCTGCTTTGTCTACAGTAATTACACGAAGTGGATTGCGAACTACGACCATAGGTCCTTCGTCATCAACCCAGTCAATGACTTCACAAATGATTTCGTCACCGCTGGTGAGTTTCATCTGTCTGACTAATGGTTCGCTCATTCTATGTCTACCTTAATAATTTTGTAGTTGAACTGCTCTTTGTCATAGATCTTTACTCTTTCTGCTCCATGAAGTAAAGTGTAGTTCTTTCTGTTTTGCCAGTGGAGGTCGTCCGTGATGTCATAAAGAGTAGTTTCTCTCCCGTCGTCTGACTGTCGTAGTCCTCGTCCGATTGACTGCAAGACTTTAATTTGGGACTTTGACGGACTTGCAAATAAAATATTATGCAGATTACGTATATTAATGCCAGTGGAAAAAGTACCCAGGCTTGCGACAATAATAGCATCTTTCTGTTTCTCCACGATTTTACGAATTGCTTCTCTGTCCGAAGTTGCTACTTCACCAGAAACGAAGAACACCTTCCGTCCTTCCTCTACCTTACTATTTATCATCTCAAAGAGAGGCTTTCCATGAGCGTCCACACGATTAAATAAGACGAGAGTATTTCCTTTAGCATCCAAAGCGAGATTGCGAATGAGCCGATTACGAGTAGTGTTTCCAATAAGGAAGTCAATTTCTTGCTGGTATGTCTTGTTTCCAAAGTCTTTCCTCACTTCTTCTGAATAATTTAATAAAAGTACTTTAATGTCTAAAGGAGCCAATGTTCCTTCGTCTTGTAACGTTTTTGTCATGGTGACCTGATGGACGGGACCAAATAATCCCTCGAGGACAAGTCTGTGAGTCTGTGTACCGTCGAGTGTGCCAGTTGTGCCAAACCTATACTTTGCTTGAGTCGCCTTGTTCATAATAGACGACAGGGACTTAGACTTAAACCCGTGGCACTCGTCACCGATTACCATACCAAACTGTTCGAACCATTTCTTAGGATACTTATAGATTGACTGCCATGTTGATATGATAACACGTTTGTCCGTGTTCTTGTCTTTACCCGAATAGATCCGATGGCAGGCGTTCTCAACTAACATTCCGTAGTCTTTAAAATCTGCGTACATCTGTTCGACCAAAGATGTAGTCGGAACAATAATCAAAACTTTATCATGTTCATTTACCATACTCATCCAATATTTCATAATCAAATAGATAATGAATGACTTACCAGATCCTGTAGGTGATAACAGTATTGCTCTATTTGAAATCAAAGCGCGGATTACTGCGTCGTACTGATAGTCTCTTGGAGGGAAAGGTAAGTGAGAAGCCTGTAAGAACTGATCAAATACTTTTTGTTCTACAATATTTTTATCTGTAGGTGCACCGTAATCTGACTCTTCGACCTCATAGGTGTATCCTCTCTCAGCACAAAACTTACGAAGGTAATGAAACAGGCCAGCGTTCAACTCATTTGTCATGCTATTGTACAGGCGAATCTTTCCGTCCCATACTTTATTACGATAAGCAGGCATGAACTTATAACCGGGAACGTAAAAAGAGAAGTACTCTGATAGTTCCTGAGCATGTCCACGTTCACAGTCGACATACATCATACTATAGTCTTTGAGTTGAACCTTATAGTCAGCCATCAGTCACCTTGTTCAAACTGCCTCCAACGAATCATGTTCGAGATAGTTTGATGTCTCCATTTTAAGTTATCAATTATATCTGTAAGACTATCTATAACTGTCTTCCAATACTCTATTTTCTCTTCGGACTGCTGGATCTCTGGATCCGAGTCGTAATAGTAATCCATCTCACCTTTGAGAATACGTAGACCATTGAACGGATCGGGATCCCAACCTTTTTCAATCAGCTGGTCCTGATCCATCTTTCCGTTGTAGTACAACCATTTCTCTTTGAGTAGGTTCTTCTGAGCAAACTCTGCTTTCTTCTTCATGAGCTTAGCCTCGGCCAAGAGCTGAAGGTACTTAGCGTGTAGTTTCGGAGTGTCTCGAGAAGTTGAGTCTAGTTTATTATTATCAATAATGCAGTCCTCTTGCCACATAGCAAGAATCGTTTTCAAGTCAATCATAATGTTCCTATTTCAGTTAAGAAACTTCAAAGTAAGAGAATCTAAAATTAGCGGGATACGTAATAAAAGATTCGGTGGTGGTCGATTCAAAAGATATGTTACCCAGACCAGTTGGTATACAATCCTTGTATTTGATTTGTCGAGTAACGTTATTGTGACTAGATAAGATAGACACAGTAATATCAGCACTCGTCGGTGGTATCGTACTAGTTCTATTTAGTGGAGATTTATAATCCTGTTGTACGATGCGAGTAATCCAGTTGTACATTTCAATGTATGAGTTCATGTTCTCATCAAGAATAATCAATGCAGATAGTTCTCCAAACCGAAGCGTATCTCCAGCAAAAGGTACATTTGCCACACGTAGATGTGGAAGTTCTGCAGCGGTTAGAGATGTGTCTGGATGCAGCACAGATTGAGCAAAGAACTCAAGGTTAGGAAAGTTCTTCCTATCAATTGTAAGTTTAAACGCGTTTGGCTGTAGGTAGTTAATATTATTGAGCTGGCTCGTAGAGCTCGTAGTACTTACGTCTACAGTGACACTTGGATTTAATGTAGGCATAGTTGTTTTCCATTACTGAACTTGCTACTATTTATAAACGAAAAAAGGCTGCTTTTCAGCAGCCAAGTTTCGAGGGAAACTGCTTTACTCAACGCCGCTGTTCAACGACGTGATTGTCTGGGAGAGTTTAGGCCCGGTCCCCTCATCTCCACGACGCTGAGTAAAATAGTCTCCTTATGCGTTTTCAAAGTTATCTGCTAATACATCAAAGCAAGCGTCAATGTATTCTGAGTTATAGAACATACGAAGACCTTGATACATGTCAGACTCAACAAAGTTCCAGAAGTCAGTTGTACCAACACCAGGACGCGTATTGAATTCGTCTTGAACTGCTGCGTTGAAGCATTCGATTACGTCGTTCTTGATCATTGAGCCATTTGGTAGTAACATTGGTATCTCCTTTATCTGATATATCTAGAATACCATATAAAAAAGCAAATGTAAAGGAAAAAGTTTTGTTTAAAAACAATAGCTTACGCTTTTTTTTCTTAAGTGATTGAAAACAAACGAAACTTTTTTATAAAAAAAAGGAGGGCCGAAGCCCTCCAAGTTTAAGATCTCTTATAGTTATATCAGGCTTACGCCATGATGTTGTCTACACGGAAGATACGGTAGTACTGGTTAGACTTAGCTGTACCCAAACCGTTG